CTTCATTTTCTATCCACCAATGTTTCTACAGTTACATTGGCTCTATTAAGTTGACTTCCGTTTCTTTGTATGGATACATGTACATGCAAAGAAAAATTGGTAGTTTCGTATTATGTATGTGACTACCAAATCGAAAGGAAGGTATTCACAATGCAGATCAAGTACAACGTTACGGGGGACAGACGGAAGGCACTGGTCGCGGTTATGCGCGATGTGTTACAGGACGCGACGCGATACCTTGGCGCGCCGAGCTTCGCGTTTCAGGTGGGGACTTACACGGTTGACAAGAATGGTACGATCACTTGCCCGGATGGCACTGATGAGGGGCAGATCGATATGCTGATCCGAGAATTAGCACACGATGGTTTCATCGGCGAACGGATCGGTGAAGCAGCAAAGCCCACTGAACCCAAAGTGGTCGAGCCGGATCAACTAGAGACAGAAACACCTAGCACTGTCGATCCCGACCGCCTTGCAGTCGAACTGCCGAAGGATGGCATGACGCCTACCGCCATAGAAAACCTAAGGCGACTGGTTGCAAGCAAAGCGACGCTGCTCAAGAAAGCGCTCGGTACGGACAGCCTGCCGATCGCGGAACACTCTGACAGGATCGAGTTCGGGTGGTTTCGAACGACCGACGATCAGGCTGAGATCGTTGCCTACTACAATCTGGTGCGGAACCTTTGTGAACTTGCAAGAACACAAAAACGCGTGATCGCGACGGAACAGGAAACGGATAATGAAAAATACGCCTTCCGCTGCTTTCTGCTCCGGCTTGGATTTATCGGTTCGGAGTACAAGGAAGCGCGGAAGATCCTGCTGAAGAACCTTTCCGGCAACGCGGCTTATCGTACCACGCGGGAAACGGGTGACGAAGAATGATCATTCATCCAGAGATGCTAAAACAGCTCAAAGCGTATTACACATCCGGCACTCGGGTGATGCTGATTCGCATGAGCGATCCTTACACCAACTTGCGACAGGGTGATCGTGGGACGGTCACTCTGGTCGACGATATCGGAACGATTCATGTGAATTGGGATTGCGGCAGTACGCTCGGGGTGGTATTCGGCGAAGATGAGTGCCGGAGGATTGAGGAAAATGAGTAATCGGGTGTTTGCCGCTTACGGCGTAGGTTTGAACCGTAGCGAAATGGTGAAGCATTGCCCGACCGCAAAGCTACTCGGCACGATAGAGTTGAAGAACTACAGGCTTGCGTTTCGCGGTGGCAACGCCTGCGCGGTTGCGACAATCGAGAAGGCAAAGAGTAAAAGCGTTCCCGCACTCCTATGGGAGATAGCCCCGCAAGACGAGACCGCGCTCGACCGCTGGATCGGGGCGTCAGATTTGTACCGAAAGGATGCGGTTAAGATTCGGTTGAACGGTGTGACAATGACCGCATTAGTGTACATCATGATTGGAAACAAACCACTGAACAGACCGAGCGCCTTTTATTACAGTACGCTTCTTGAAGGATACAAAGCGGCTGGGTTTGATACCGAAATTTTGAAAACGGCAATCGTAGATGGTAGTCCGGAAGGGTAGACTGCTCAATCTTGAACAGCGCAACGTGAGGCAACGTCGCCACCACTGGCGGGTTCACGAATCCGATTGGTCGGGTTGCCCCATGAACGGTTGATAAGCAAACTCAAGCGAACACGGAGGCTCACGTGGGCTTCCGCGTTTTGCTTTCAGCCCGAGAAACCGATGCGTTGATTTTCACTGACAATTACAGAAAATACCGAGGATTTATTACAGAATTCACTTGCTATTCATCGCCCATAGAGTGATATATACACATGCCGAAAGGCAAACAACAAAGCACGGAGGGCAAAGCAATGTGGATCAAAGGGACAATAGACGGATACAGCTTTTACATCAAGCAATACGACGAAGGCTCGGAGTACGGAATTTCAAGCGGACGGATTTCGAAGCTTGAGATTTGGAAAGACGGACAACTTTTCGTACAGTACGACAGGGGCTGGTCAAAGAAACCGAGCGGCGCGCAGGTGAAGGCGGTTTACGAGCAGATCCTGAGAGAATACAACTAAATCGCACAGGCTACCACATGAGCTTCCAGAAGGGAGGCTCTTTTTTATGCCTGCCGGTTTGAAAGAGGCGGCTGTGATCAGGAAGATGAAGAAATACACGCCGACTCCGTTCAAAGCGAAGGACTCGGTATATGACAAACAGGCGGCGGATAACGCCGTCGCTTTTGTTGAGTGTCTTGCGCATACCAAGGGTACCTGGGCGGGGAAGCCGTTTCTGCTGATTGACTGGCAGGAACAGATCATTCGCGATGTGTTTGGAACGCTGAAACCGAGCGGATATCGCCAGTTCAATACTGCGTACATCGAAATACCAAAAAAGAATGGAAAATCAGAACTCGCTGCCGCAGTAGCGCTACTTCTTACTTGCGGTGATAACGAAGAGCGAGCGGAGGTGTACGGGTGTGCCGCCGACCGTCAGCAGGCTTCGATTGTGTTCGAGGTTGCCAAGGACATGGTGACTATGTGCCCCGCGCTGGCGAAGCGTGTAAAGATCCTCGCATCGCAGAAGCGGCTCGTGTACCTGTCGACGGGAAGTTATTATCAGGTGCTCAGCGCCGACGTTGCTAATAAGCACGGCTTCAATACGCATGGTGTCATCTTCGACGAGCTGCACACACAACCGAACCGTCGACTCTTCGACGTTATGACCAAGGGCAGTGGCGACGCTCGGATGCAGCCGCTGTACTTTCTGATCACCACCGCCGGCGACAACACCAACTCCATCTGCTGGGAAGTGCATTCGAAAGCCAAGGATATCCTCGACGGCAGGAAAACCGACCCGACATTTTATCCTGTGATCTATGGCACGGAAGAAAACGATTCCTGGACCGATCCAAAAGTATGGAAGAAAGCGAATCCGTCGCTGGGGATCACGGTGGGCGTCGACAAGGTGAAAGCAGCATGCGAAAGCGCACAGCAGAATCCCGCCGAAGAGAACGCGTTTCGACAGCTCCGGTTGAACCAGTGGGTCAAACAAGCCATCCGCTGGATGCCGATGGACGTGTGGGATAAATGCGCGTTTCCGGTTGACCCTAAATCGCTCGAAGGCCGCGTTTGCTACGGTGGTCTTGATCTTTCGTCCAGTACGGATATCACGGCGTTCGTGCTAGTGTTTCCACCGCTGGATGAAACAGACAAGTATGTGATCCTGCCGTTCTTTTGGATTCCCGAGGAAAACATCGACCTGCGCGTGCGGCGCGATCATGTGAACTATGACCTTTGGGAGAAGCAGGGTTTCTTACTGACGACCGAAGGGAACGTCGTGCATTACGGCTTCATCGAAACGTTCATTGAACAGCTCGACATGAAATACAACATCCGCGAGATCGCTTTTGACCGTTGGGGCGCAGTGCAGATGGTGCAGAACCTAGAGGGTATGGGTTTCACAGTCGTTCCATTCGGCCAAGGATTCAAGGATATGTCCCCGCCGACAAAAGAGCTGATGAAACTGACGCTGGAACAAAGGATCGCGCACGGCGGTCAGCCGGTACTGCGCTGGATGATGGACAACATCTACATCCGCACTGACCCGGCGGGGAACATCAAGCCGGACAAAGAAAAAAGCACTGATAAAATCGACGGTGCTGTTGCGACGATCATGGCGCTGGATCGAGCGTTGCGCTGTGGCGGATCTGACGTGGTGTCGGTATATGATGAACGCGGATTGCTCGTTTTTTAAGAGTTTCTGCCTATAGAGGTGATATCTATTTACTCCATTACTTTTTACCCAAGAACTTAACACCCAAGAATGCGCCTGCAATAAAAATTACGCCACCAACAACTGCTGCAATGTTTGTATACAATTTCCCGAAGAAGTTCTTGTTCTCAGTATCCTTCGCAGCAATTTTGTCGGCCACTTCAATCATTTTCTCAGCAAGCATTCGCTTATCTTTGGCCGAGAGGAATGGCTTTTTTAATTGCTCACTGAAATCATCAAGTAAGGCTTGATAGGCGCGGAATGCATGCTGAGAACTATCACTGTTCTCACGCAAGATGGCATTCAGAGAATCCTTTAAGTATCCGACCATAGTTGAAGCAAGGCGAGAAAACTCTGGGAATTGCTCAATCAATTTTGTTGCAGTCTCGGGATTCATTTCAGGGAGCATAGTGACTAATTGATAAGTCTGCTCTTTGGATAGTTGCTTGAAATTGGAAACGCCTAATTTGCGTTTAGCATCTTCCTCGGATAAATACTTCGACATATTTCTTCTCCCAAACTACAGTTGTTGATCTTCAATATCAGAATAATTGTAGTTAATACATTTGTCAATTTAAATGACCTATAGGAGTTGTATTAATGAATCCCTTCTCTAGCTTTTTCCATTCCCGAGACAAACCAAAAGACTCGCTCAACGGCAGTCGCTACAGCTTCTTCTTCGGCGGCACGTCGAGCGGGAAACCGGTCAACGAAACGACCGCTATGCAGATGACGGCGGTGTACTCCTGCGTGAGGATCCTGTCTGAAACCGTGGCTGGGTTGCCGCTGAACGTTTACCGGTATAATGACAGCGGCGGGAAAGAGAAAGCGTTCAAACATCCGCTCTATCGGTTGCTTCACGACGAACCGAACCCCGAGATGACGAGTTTCGCGTTTCGAGAAACACTCATGAGCCATCTGCTCCTTTGGGGCAACGCCTACGCACAGATCATCCGAAACGCCAGAGGCGAGGTGATTGCGCTCTATCCGCTTATGCCGAACAAAATGACAGTCGACCGTGATCAAAACGGCCGGCTTTTTTATTTGTATCAGCGCGGTTCGGAGGATCCCAAGACGCTCGGCTCGGACAGCCGGATTTACCTGACGCCGACAGATGTGCTGCACATCCCCGGACTTGGTTTCGACGGTCTGATCGGCTATAGCCCGATCGCCATGGCGAAGAATGCGATTGGATTGGCGATTGCAACGGAGGAGTACGGCGCGAAGTTCTTCGCGAACGGCGCGGCGCCTTCCGGCGTATTGGAACACCCCGGCACGATCAAGGATCCGCAGCGGGTCAAGGAAAGCTGGAACTCGGCATATCAGGGCAGCGCGAACGCTCATAAGATTGCGGTGCTCGAAGAGGGCATGAAGTATACGCCCATCGGGATCGCGCCAGAACAGGCACAGTTTCTGGAAACGCGGAAGTTTCAGATCAATGAGATCGCGCGGATCTTCCGCGTGCCGCCGCACATGCTGGCGGACTTGGAGAAATCGTCGTTCAGCAACATCGAACAGCAGTCGCTGGAATTTGTGAAATATACGCTCGATCCATGGGTCGTGCGTTGGGAACAGAGTATGTGCCGGGTACTGTTCAGCGAGAGCGAGAAGCCGACGTACTTCATAAAGTTCAACGTGGACGGCCTTTTGCGCGGCGATTACGCCTCCCGTATGACTGGATACGCCACCGCACGGCAGAACGGCTGGATGAGTGCGAACGACATCCGCGAGCTGGAAAACCTCGATCGCATCGCGCCTGACCTTGGCGGTGATCTGTACCTGATCAACGGGGCTATGACGAAGTTGGAAGACGCGGGCGTGTTTTATGTAGAGTAAGTGATTATGTTGAGTTGAATGGATAGCCGGTGCTAATCATCATAGAATGGCAAGCAAAGTAGGCATTTTATGAGTTAATTCCTGCT